CACATCCGAGACGGACATGAAGATCTCGGAGAAAGCCTTGACCGCTGCGGGCTTGACGTTGCCCACAGCTGTGTTGATCCCACGCAACACGTCCGCTAAAGCGCTTCCGTTGGCCTGCCCGGTCCCGTTAAGGAGATCCCAGACATGACGGGCGAACGTCATCAATTCGGAGAAAATCGGTTTGAGCTGATGCCACGATTTGGTGAACCGAACCCGGAAACGTTCCGCTCCCCCGTTGTTTGACCACGTGGCAACCGAATCGCCCATGTTCTTGAACCAGGCGGAGAACTGCACAGCCACCGGACCGAAGGTGCGCATGAGGGAACCACCGGCTGTGAGCAGTCCCATCAGCCCCAGGTACATGTTCTTGAGGATGGGGATTCCGGTGACCCGTATGAAACCGAGGAACCTCTGTAGGCCGCCGTCGCTCACCCATCCCTTGAAGCCGTCGGCTACCTGCTGGACCCCGGGGGCGAGTTCCTTGACCAGTGGGGTGAGCTGGGGAATAGCGGCCTTGGCCGCCTGTAACGCCGTGATGACCGGCTTCAAGGTGTACGTCTCGGTGGCCCCGATGAAGGCCTGCCACGTCCCCTTCACCTGCTCCAGCGTGTTGCCGAACTGCTTCTCTACAGGGGTCAGCTCCGCTACAGCCTTCTTGTGCGCCTCCTCGGCCTGCGTTACCGCCACCAGGGCGTCCTTGTACGCCTGCGTGCCTGCCGTGGTGTGTGCCAGCCGGTCCTGCGCCCTAGCAAGGGCCGCCTCGGTCTGGGTGACGGCCTTCTGGTGCGCCGTGGCCGCCTTGACTGCCCCCATGGTGGCCGCGCCGTAGATACCCATCGCCCCGCCAGCAGCGACACCGAAGGACACCGCAGCTGCCGTAGCACCGCCCAGCAGGGTCGTCAGTGCGGGGATCTGCGGGGCGACCGCAGCGATAAGCCCTGGAAGGCTCATCAGCGACTTCAGGCCGAAACTGCCACCATTCCCCCCGTTCCGGTCGCCATCCCCGTTGCCGGGCAGACCGTCAGGGGTGTTGTCCCCGTCCGTGCGGGTACGGATGGTGATCGGGTCCCCGGCGGCGGCCCTCAAAGCGGCCAGGGACGCGGCGGCAGTACTGGTGTCGACATCTGCCCGGATGTTGATGTTGTCATCAGCCGCCGCCCGAAAGGCTGCGAGCGATGCGGCGGCGATGCGGGTGTCAAGATCCAACCGGATGTTGAGGTCTTCCTCAGCGAGCAGCCGGAAGGCCGCAAGGGAAGCAATCGCCGCACTGGTGTCCACGTCGGCTCGGATGGTGATGACCGTGCTGCTCAGGTGGTCAGCCTGCGCTTGAAGGGCCGTCAGGTGGGTGGCAGCTCCGTCATACCCTGCCAAGGAAACGCTTAACGCAGTGTTGCTCAGGCTCTGTAACTCGGCCTTCAGCTCCTGGATTTTACGCTTGGCTTCACTGTCATCCAGTGCGACCTTCGGGCTGTACGTCTGCTTCTGAAACTCTTCGGCGTCCCGCTTGGCCTGGCTGAGTTCCCGGTTGAAGTCCGACCTGTCTAATCGGAGGGCGGCATCGATGGCACCTGCGTTGTAACCACCAGACACCTGATCGCCCTCTCCGGATTACGACATGCTATGAATCCCAAGATTACCGGGTAAAAGGTTCGGATGATAGATCAGAAAATGCTCGCAGGGCCGAAGCTGTATCACTTCGGCCCTGCGATCTCCACCCGGCACGGCGAGTCTTTATACCCCGGGGGGCAGGTCATCCCAGCTGGTCAGCTCTACCGTGTCTGACCCACCGGATTCCCCGTCCTCGTTGAACTCGGGGTCTATGTTCAGCTGTTCCACATACATGCGCTGATCGTGCCAGGGTAATTCGTCCCACTGCTGACGGGTGAGGTGGAAGATTTTCAGCACCGTGTAATACAGGCGGCGCTGATCATCTCCCCCGGTCAGCTGCTCGTAGCGCCCGTCAATTTTCCCGGGTTGAACTGCTCCTGGAGCCACCGCGAGAACAGCAGCTTATGCCGCCAGGGCAGCTTCGCCAGGGTCTCCACCGACGGGGTGTTCTTGCACAGACGGGCAGTCAGCTCGTCCATGCGCTTCTCCAGCTCCTCCGCCCGCTCGGAGATCTTCTCCAGGTCGCCGCTTTCCAGCTCGTTCGGGTCGACGTCCTGAACGTCCTTGTACTCGTTGATGACGGCTAAGACGGCCTTGCGGTACCCCGCCATGGCCTGCTGGCTGGGCTCGGGCACGGTGCCCTTCGCCTCGGAGCCGTCCACGAAGCCGCTGAAGTCGTAGTCGAGGGGTTCTACCGCCTCGGAGGCAACGAATCCTGCCATGATGAAACCTTTCTCACTGTGCCGGGTGAATGAAACGTGCAGGTCAGAGCGCTTAGAGGGCGCTTGCGATCATGTTCTGGATCTTGACCTCGGACGGGGCGCAGGTGCCTTCGAACTGGAAGGAGTACATGCGCTTCTCGTTCGCGCGCCGGAACGAGGTGTCCACGTTGGTGCCGACGACGCCCTGAGGGATCAGGTACCGGCGCCAGTAGCCCTGGACGTTGACCGTCTCCAGGCCGATCGCCCAGTTCTCCAGGTTGTCCTGAAGGGTCAGGGTCTCGTAGCCGGGAACACCGGTCGCCGCAGCCGTGGTGACCAGAGTGCCGCCGCCGTACGCCCACAGAGCATGCTGGAGGGTGTCCTCGGCGAGGTCGCCGGAGATCTGGTAGGTGTGACTGTCGGCGAGCACGAGAGCGGGAGACGACTGCTCTTCGATCGTGATCGTCTTGGTCGACGTACCGATGGTCAGCTTCCAGCCCTGGTCGGTGGCGCCCAGGTTCTGCCAGTTGCCGCCCCAGTCCGCGCCCTTGGCGATGGTGACCGCCGGTAACGCGGCCGGGAGGGTGGCGCTGTACGGCTGGATCCATGCGCTGGCAACGCCAACGACGACGTTCTTGGGATTGATCGTGCCCGGGATAGTAACCACTCCTCACAATGGCCCTTTCCGGCTTCCCGGAAAGGGGCGATTTTTCTGGTCCGCGATTGTGATGGCTTGGCCTTACGCCCGGACCTTATAAGCCTGCCATTGGCCAGTATAAAGTCAAGGACGACCCCTGCCAACAGCGGGCTATTTACTCGCTCTCGCGGTAACGCACTTTGTACTTGAGACACATCATCCTGACCCGGTCGGCGTCCTTCGGGGAGTACGCCGTCCCCTCGGGGACAAGCGGCTCCAGTTCCAGGCCGGACAGGTCGAAAAGGGTGTGCGGGTGTTCCAGGTACAGGATTTCCAGAGGCTCCCGTACGGGCTCCGCTTCCGGAGTCGACTTCGTCGTCGGCTTTGCTGGGGTCTTTTCGTCGGCCATGATGCCCGCCCTCACGTGTCGTAGATGTTTGATTCGGCTTCGACCACGTACATAGTCGAATAGGAAGGACGGTTAGCGCCGTCCAGTGGCTGACCCGAAGGCCCCCCTTGCCGGACGTGCGTACCGAAACGGCTGATATACACGACCTGCTCGCCGCCGATGACGGGCCGCCAGACATTCATGATGAACTTGTCGATGCTCCGGGCCAGCGTTTCCGTTTCGGAGAAAACGGTGTTCCAGTTCTGGGTGTTGAGCCCTTGCTGACCCACCGTCTTGATCTGGAACACCCGCTGCTCAATCTGACCGTCCACCTGCATGCCGCCGCCGGGGACCGGGGTGACGATCAGGTGCGGCCGGGGTTCGGCAGGCGGACCGCTGGGCCCCTGGTAGATCACCGGCATGGCTACGCCGATGTCCCCTTCGGACAGCCACGTGATGAAGTCAGAAGTCAGCATCGAAGATCCCCAGAGCCTTCAGTTCCTGCTTGGCCCGCAGCTCTTCCTCGGACAGCCGGTGTACGTTCGGCTCCCGGTGGTAGACCTGCTCCTCGCCTTCGAGGACTTCGGGAGACCCGGAGGCCCGCAGGTCGTGGAACTCACGCGGAGCAAGCTCGTAGTACGCCTCGTTGAGGTCTTCCATGCCGTCCGCCATGGCCTGCTGCATCGCCTCACGACCGTCCAGGACGGCATCGGCAAGCTTGTTCAGGATCCCGGGGTGCTGATTCCACAGCGCCGTACCCAGGGCTAGCGCGATACCGCCCCGGGGGTGATTGAAGTCCTCCCGGACCTCTTGGATGTGGGCGTACCGCTGGTCAACGGTGAGGGACCCGATCAGATCCTGCTCGGTCGCCTGGATCAGCTCATCAGCCCGCTCGGAGAACGACCCCATCAACACCACGGGTCCTGCGTCAGGCTGAACTGGCCCAACGTGAACATGTTGCCCTCGTAGGCGTTCTCCACCACGGGGTTGTCCGTGCGCTGCTCGGATCCGGCGCCCGGCAGGGGAAGCATGACGTCCCCAGTACGGATCTTCTCCAGCGTCGCCATCGCGGACGCCGCCTTGATCTGCACCGGGTGCGTCGGCTGGAGAGGGATGCTGCCCAGGTAGGTGATCGTCGCGTAAGAGGCGGCCAGATCTCGGGAGATCATCAGGAGAATGGGCGGGACCGTTCCGGCGACCGGCAGTGCGTAGCGGGCGTTCAGGTAGCCGTCGATCAGGGCGTCAGCCTCGTCGATCTTGTCCTGAAGGTCCCCGTCAGACATGGATGCCGCGCTGGTCCCGTCCACCACGCCGCCAGCAGAGAGGGCCGTCCTGACGCTCTGGATCGTGGCGTACGACATGACGGCCCTCCTTCCGTGGTTGCGGGATTACTTGGCAGCGGCCGGACGGCCGGGACCGCGCTTGACCGGGGTCTCCGGCTTCTCCGTGGTCCCCGCTTCGGCCGCAAGCTGCTCGGCAACCTCAGCAGCCTTCGCAGCCGCCTCAGCCGCCGCCTCAGCCGCCGCAGCGGCCTCGGCAGCACGGTCGACGATCACGCCGACGCCGTTGCGTACGTGGTACTTCGCCACCGACTCCGGCAGCTCGATCTCCCCGCCCGTCTGGACCGGGAGCAGGCTGACCGCCCGGTCGGGGTGGAAGACCGTGGTGTTCGGCCGCGTGACGCGGAACAGGAGGCTCTTCTCTTCGGCCATGACTGTGTGTTTCTCCTTCTGGTGTAGTCGCCGTGCCGGGTACCGAGATGTACGAGTTGCTGTCAGATGCCCGTGATGACCCGGGCAGCCTTAGGCTGGTCCAGGAAGATCGCGGACTGGCGGACGACGTTGCAGCGCCACGTCTCCCGGTTGTTGTCGCGCTCCAGCGGCGTCACGTCGAGGGCGCGCTCGTCGGCGATACCGCCCACGGTCCCGGACTCCAGGAGGATCGCGGAGCCGGTCGGCACACGCCACGACTTGACGACCTTGAACTGACCGAACAGCAGACCCGGGAGGGTCAGCTTGTCGGCGTACGCGGAGTTCGGCGCACCCGAGCCCACGAAGTACTTGTTCATGTCGGAGTTCAGGGCGAGGTCCATGGCACGCGCGTGGTGCATGATCAGCGTGTCCGGCTCGAACCCGAACTTCTGGACACCGGTCTGGTCGGTGGACTCAGCGTCGGCGAGCTGGATGGCCAGCATGGCGTTCGCCAGCGTGTTGCGGACATCCGTGGCGGTCGCCCAGGCGGTACCGGACGCGGTGGAAGCGAACCCGGCGATGGCAGCGGCCAGGAACGCGTCCTCCCACGCAGCCTTCATCGAGTTGACGACCTGCGTGATGGAGGTGTTGACGCGGTCCATGTCGTTCCGGCGGCGCATCTCCTCGGTGAACTCGATGCCGTAGGCCCGCTTGACGGAACGAGCCGCCTTGCCGATCCCGAGGTTCGCGGTGATCAGCGGGATCTCGCCGCCTTCCGCGACGACGGACGGGCCACCGTTCGCGTACAGCGGGGTCGACTCGTTGTACAGCACGACGCCGGACGGGATGTCCTGCGTCTTGCGTAACACCTGGTCGGTGATGAACTGCTGGTCGGCCATGGCAAGGATGCGCTCCTTGATGACGGTCGGCCGCTTGATGAGCGTGTTGACTGTGAGGCGGTAACCGTCGTTGCTGGAGACGGTCCCAACAGTGGTCTGAGGCATTCTCAGCTGTCCTTTCTAGATTCTTCTCGGATCCGGATGGATCAGCCGAGACGGAGTTCGACGGGGCCCGTGGCGCCGGAAGCGATGGCGGCCTGAGCGATGCCGACGATGGCGGCCGGAGAGTCGGTACCCGACACCCAGGTCACGACGGTGCCAGCGGCGCCCGCCTTGAGGATGTCGAAGGCCGCGACCGTGCCGCCCGCCAGAAGGTTCCACACGCCGCACTTGGAGACGCCGATGTAGTCGACCATCGTGGAGGCGTCGAAGGCCTTGCGGGTCACGCCCGTGCCGTAGGTGATGTCCGCGCCCGGGGTCTGCGTGCCCACGGCGTCATCGATGGCGACACCCGCCACCTTGACGCTGGTGAGACCGGCCTCCTGGATCTTGGTGACGCTGGACTCGGTGACGTAGTCGACCAGACGACCCGCGCGCACAGCCTGGTCTGACTTGACCTGGAAAGTCTGCGGGCTTCCGAACTTGAAAACGGGGCTCACACCCATGATTTCTCCTTTTAGAGTTCCTGCCGGGAGCCCCGGTCAGATGCCGTACTGGCTCGCCCACAACGAGGCGAGGTGCTTGTCTTCTTCGGCTGCCATCGCAGCCTGCTCGTCCTTGTCGGGCGAGAAGGAGTGACCCCGCTCACGCGCCAGGTCGATGTAGCCGGTAGCCGAGTCGAGCAGCTGCCGGACGATGTGGGCGGCATCCACGGAGTCAGTGCCACCGACCGCGTTGGAGAACTCCAAGGTCGCGGCGGGCCCTGCCACCAGGATCGGGCGGGCCAGGTCGACCAGAGCCGCCGGAACGCCCTGCCTGATGTAGTCCGAGCGCAGTGCCGTGAACTGCTGCTCGGCCAGCTGCTGCTGGAGCCGGTTCACCTGGTTGGACAGTTCCACGACCGCTTCAGGCGCTTCGTTGGACAGGGAGACCGATCCGGTCCCCACCAGTTCCCGGGAGGTGTCCTCGGCCTGCGAAGCCTCCTCGACGGCGACCGTCTCGGCGGCCTCGGCAGCGGCAGCCTCTTCGACCTCGGCCTCCAGGCGGGACGCAGCCTCGTCACGATCGCGGGCAGGGGCCCACAGATCGTCTAGACCAGCCAG